GGACTGACCGCAAAGCGGAGCAAGTTCACTATCAGCCATTCAACGCAACTACAAGAGAATCAAAGTCGCTTTATTATTGCCAATTCTATCGTCCCGGACAAGGAGAATATCCTTTGCCTGATTATGTTGGTGCATTAAAATACATTGAGGTTGACACCGAGATTTCAAACTACTATTTGAACTCTATCAAAAACGGATTCACCGCACAAACACACATCCAGTTATTCAAGGGAATCCCAACACCTGAAGAAGCTCGTGCAACTGCAAGAAGATTCAAGGAAAACTATCAAGGCACGGACAATGCCGGTGGACTGATCATCCAATACAACGATCCACAAGAAAAGGAATCAGTCATTTCCAACTTGCAACCATCGGACTTTGACAAGCAATTTGATTTGTTAAATAAGACCGTACAACAAGAGATATTCGTTGCACACAAGGTGAACTCACCAATGCTCTTTGGAGTGCGTGTGGAGGGTCAATTGGGTGGTCGTAGCGAGATGATTGAAGCGTATGAGATGTTTCAACAATCATACATTGAACCCCGTCAACAAAAGATTGATGATACTTTCACTTACCTGTTTGAGTTCATCTCTCCAGTTCGCTTAGAAACCATTAACAAACCACCAATCGGAGTTGACTATGTTGCCTTGTTTACTGCTGGACTATTGACTCAGAACGAAGCTCGTAAAGAATTGGGATTTGAAGAGATTGAACCAACCGTTGCACCCGTTGCCTTGTCATCACAAAATCCTTTTGGATGGGATGATGAAAGAGATTTGGCGGTGTTTATGAAGTATGGTGAACCAGCGGAGAACTTTGAACCGATGAAGTTTGACTTCGCATCTGCGATTGAATCAGCCATCTTGAATGTGTTGAAGGAAAACAAAGGTTTGCAAGTTGGCGATATTGTTAACATTACCAAACTTGATCCACAAGTCGTAGTTGATACAATTGCAAAATTGAACGAAGCCAAGTTAATCAAAGGATACAATCAAGGATTGGAAGTAACCCCAAAAGGATTGGATGAAATCAGTCAGTTACAAACCGAAATTGTGGTGCGTTACAAGTACGCACTTGCACCAGGAATATCAGGTGGAATACTCATAGACGGATCGCGTGATTTTTGCAAACAAATAGTTGGTAGCAATCGCGTGTATTCTCGTGCAGATATTGATGCAATGTCATTGCAAACGGAGATTGATGTTTGGTCAAGACGAGGTGGTTGGTATCACGACCCCGTGAGAGATGTGAATGTTCCACAATGCCGTCACATTTGGCAACAACAATTATTAAGGAGAATTAAGAAATGACAAACTTTGTATATTTCATAAGCACCACTTATCTCAAGGACAACAGTCCGTTGAATGAGAATGTGGATGACAAGTTGCTCAAGTCAGCAATCAAAGAAGCTCAAGAGATTTATATCCGGGATGTTATCGGTTCGGGTATTTACAACGAATTGCAGACACAAGCGTTTGCAGGGACTTTGACCAACTTGAACACAACCCTTTTGGATTCATACATTGCACCTTGTTTGAGATACTACACTTTGACTGAGGCAATGTTGCCGATGACATTCAAGTTGATGAATAAATCGGTTGCATCAAGAGAATCTGACAACGCTCGTGCAGTATCGGTGGAGGAGATGACATTGATTGAAGGTCGCTATCGTGATAAAGCGGAATACTATGCAAACCGTTTGCGTGATTACTTGCGTACCAACACCAACGACTATCCGTTATTCTTGAATCCAGGCAATACCTTTGACACCATCAGACCAAAGAACACCGCATTCAGCGGAGGCATTTATCTACCTACAAATTATGACGATTGTTTTTGGGGATACGACTTCCCCCACGAGGACAAATAAGTGGCAGAAGAACAACGAAGCCAAACTTCTCAAATTCCTAAAGAATGACCCTAAACCAAATAATCACAAAAATCCAAGAAGCAGCCGAAAGCCATAAGATGGTCGGTCACTTTGGTGTAGGTCAGCAGTCCAATCTCACGGTTGAGAATGTTGAGTACTATCCGCTTGTTTGGTTGTATCCTGATGGGTTCAATCTCCAGTCAGCCGGTAAGTTGATGACCTACAACTTTGCATTGATTGTGATGGATCGTGTGTTTGAATCTGAATCCAACACGATTGAAGTGCTTTCGGATACGGCTCAGATTATGGCTGACATATTTGCTTTGATTGACAACAACAATCAAGCAGATGGTGATTTTGAATTAAGCATCAACGGAAATGCCACTCCTTTCTACGATGCGAAAACTGATATACTTGCTGGATATGCAATCAACTTCCAAATCCTCACTCCTTATTTGGCTAATAGTTGCGTTGTTCCTGTGTAGTGTGCTTTGGTCTATGTTCAATTTTGAAGAAGAACAACGACCCGTACCACCGCAGATCAATGTAGAGATGCACGAAAGAATTGTAGAGCATACCAAGATAAAAAGAATAAAGCTCATTGAAGAAATCAACCACTATGACACGATATTTCTTGATACTTTTGATGCTACATCTTCAGGGCTTGAAGGGGCAATCAATCTCCATAGATTCTGCGACTCTACGCTCGGCAAATAGTTACTTGGTCAAAGGTGCAATCGCACGGCAGAAAGTATCGCAATTGATGAAGGTTGTCCAAGCGGATTCCATCATCATTGACCAGCAAGATTCTATCATCATCAAGCAGAAGTTGAACATCGGATATCTGAAGGATGAAAACAAAGTCCTTGTGAAGCAAAATAAAGCCATCTCACGCACTTTGAAGTTGTTCAAGAGTATAAGTATAGGTTTGGTAATTTTAAGCGTTCTCGGATGGCTGAAATAGATTTGTCCAAACTACCCGATGCACTTGATACTTATTTAGGTGATGCATCGCAAGGTTCACTCCTTCAGCAGATCATCGTTGAGTGGTGGAATAAGAAAGTCATCCCACCAATTTGGGCTAATCTTGATGCAAACGGAACGAACGCATCATCCAAACTTCGCCAATCGTTCGCACCAGGCAACATCACCAAGACACCGACATCCATCAACACAATCTTGTTGGCTGAGGATTACTGGGAATTTGTAGAATACGGAAGGAAACCAACACGAGGAGGGCATATTGAAGGTACTCCGTACTTGTGGCAATCGTTAAAAACTTGGATCAGTCAAAAGGGTATCAAACCGGCTGAAGGTCAAACATACGATTCACTTGCCAAAGCCATTGCCAAGAAGATTCACCGCAGCGGAACTAAGCCACAACCATTCTTAGAAAAGGCATTCACCGAAAGCATTCAGATGGAATTGGTCAACGAGCTGAACGCAAGATTTGGGGATTTGATATTTAGTGAGGACATAAAAATATAATTAAAAGTAAAATTTATTTGCATAATAGATAAGTTTATTTTACTTTTGCTCTCGTTATGGATTACACGAAAGCAATTGAAATCATCAAACTGAAACGCAGACAAGGTCTTTATCAGATTGTCGCAAGAAAAACGGGAGTATCACTTCCAACCGTCAGAAAGTATTTAGTGGAGGGCAACATCGTTTCTCCCAAAGCAAAAGCCGTCATTGAGATTGCATTGAGGGAGGTTTCCAATGATTGAGTTGGCAATTAACGGATGGATTCTTTCCGTTCCTGGTATCGTGCAGGTAGAGAAATACATCTACACGATTGAAGCCGTTGACAATTACCTAATCAACAATCACTTTGATGAGCTGAGAAATTATGTCAATTCTCGCCAAGTTGGATTCGGGGATTGCGTAACTACTGAATTTGATGGCATTAATTCTGAGGCATTCTTCAACAACGAAGTGGACAAGTTCACTGTGTTATTTATGCTCGGACAACAAACAAACTTTTTATAAAAACTCTATGAACAAATCAGAATCAATCAAGAACATTGCCGGTGCGTTGGTAAACTTCCAAGCAACGGTGAGCAAGGTCGGAAAGGAATCAAGCAATCCTTTCTTCAAATCCAAGTATGCAAGTTTAGCGAACATACTGGACACCATTCAAAAGCCATTGAGCGAATGCGGTTTGGCAATCAGTCAATTCCCTGATGCCAATGCACTCACAACAATCATCCTTCACGCTGAATCAGGTGAGTGGATGGAGTCATCCTATGTGATGCCGGTTGCAAAACAAAACGATCCACAAGCAATGGGAAGTGCAATGACCTATGCACGGAGATATGCACTCGGCTCAATCCTAAATCTGAACATTGACGATGACGATGACGGAGAGAAAGCAATGGGAAGGCAGTCAGCACCCAAGAAAGAAGAACTCACCCCAAAGCACAAGAGTTGGGCAAAGGCAGTTGAACACTTGCAGACAGGTGGACTGATGACCGACATCACCAGTAAGTTTGAAGTGAGCGAAACAAATCAGAAACTTTTAATTGGCGAGAAATGAAACTTCAACTTCCAACAATTCACACTAATTTGAACGAGGACGATTGGCAAGATCTAAGGCGTTCTCGCTTCACCGCATCCGAAATTCACAAGCTGATGGGTACTCCGAAAAACAAATCGGAGTACCTGTCAGAAACTGCCAAGACATTCATCTTTGAGAAGGCAGCGGAGTATCTGACCGGTCAAAGAGCGGAGATGTATGGTCGTGCTTTAGACTGGGGAAAGGAACACGAGAAGGAAGCCTTCCACTATTTCTCTCAGCAGACCGATGACTTTTACACATACTACGGAGCAGAAACATACACCTTCATCACTTATGGCGAATGGGGTGGATATTCACCTGATGCACTTGGAACACACCTGGTTGAAATCAAATGCCCGTTTAATTCGGGAAACCACCTTCAGAACTCATTCATCACCAACAACGAGCAACTCAAATCTAAACGCCCGGAATACTATTGGCAAGTTCAAATGGGGATGGTTGCAACGGAGATGACTGAGGCGTTGTTCTTGTCGTATGATCCACGAATGCCCATCGGCAAGAAGCTCACGCAAACTTTGATCACTTTGGAGGAGGACATTCAGGAAATAATTGACGAGAAGTTGGCATCGGCTGGAGAACTATTTATGTCAATCACAAAATAAATCGTTCATTCACAAAGAACATAGTAAAATAAATTTGCATTTGTGAAAGAAAGGTTGTTAGTTTGAATCACTATGACAAACGAAACAATAAAAAACCGAGACGAATGGAGAGCATTAAACTTAAAAATTCGCAGCCACCAAAGAACAATTAAAATGAACTCAGCAGCAGGGCAAGTATTGAGTCAAGAGTATTTAGATTGGGTAAACCAATTAATTGAACGCAGTATCTACTTATCAATTCACGGGGGTTTTTAAGCCCCCTTAATTATAAAACTATGGACTTAATTTTTTTACTCGTAATCACACCCATCACCATTGCGGTGATGTTCGTGTACTGGAAGTTGAAACAATACTTCAATGACTTTGACAAATTGCCTGAGGCATCGCCTTATCAATTTGAACGGGACAACTACATTCCCGAATTTGATACCTACACGAAGGCAATCTACAAGCACAAATTTTACAAAGGAAAAAACAAATAAAAAACTATGAATCAAATGCAATTATTTGACCAAATGCCGGAAGGTGATTTGGCAATCTTGAAGAAAGCGTGGAGTATCTTAAATCGGTACTTTGCGGAAACATCACCTTCAAACAAACCAAATGTTCAACTTCACACATCTACTCGGAATTTTCTTGACTATGTTCAAAGAGAATTTGGAAACGAATGGATTGATCGAAAGCATCCAGTGCTTCAAAAAATTATGCGTGAACACTATGTTAAAGATTTGTACACAATGCTAAGGCAGTATGACAAACACAACCTTGTGGAAATCATTAGAAATGACAACAAAAATCAAAACATTTCTAAATTCAGATTCTTATGACAACAATCATCATTCTCGGACTGGCTTTGTTTCTCGCCATTGCCTTGTTCAAAGTCAACGCACTTTCAACAAGGGAAGAAGAACTACAAGAACAGGTAAACAAGCTTAATCGTGAGATGTGGGATTTGCAAACTGAGAATCTCAGTATCAGGTCACAAATCCAATCGGCAAACGATCGTGCTAAAACTTGGGAACTTCACGCCAACGATTTAATTCAAAGTAGAAAAAATGCTCAAAGCTCTGGTCGTAAAGGCATCAATTAATTTCATCATAAAGTGGCGAGTTTATTATGCCGGAGAGCTACTCGCCACATTTGAGAATGAGCAAGATGCAATTGAATACGCAAACTTTATAGATAGACAATGAAGACAACAACGGAATTTATCTTTGAGTTGCTATGGGAAAAAGTCCAAAGCGGTGAGCTGAGGTCTGACATCTACACAACATCAGTCCTGATGGACATAGAACGACAAGCCACCCAGTACGAACCATTTATAAGCCAGGAACACTACAATGACGGATTCAGCAAAGCGAAGGAAATCTATGGATGAGTATGCACTCATTTGGGCAATCGCAGTTCTTCGTGAGGATATGCGACATACTTGGGAATACATCGGATGGAGATTAAACATTAACCCAAAAAGAGCAGCATTTTTACACACAAAAATAAAACCAAACTACAACTATGAACAAGTATATCAAAGCAACGG